CTCCAGTTGCCTGAGAGTCTAAAACGTGCCCTCCGACATCTTCCCATTCTGCTTGTGTAAGCTGGGTACCTACACTATCATGTTTAAATTCATTTGCCATTAGCTCGTTTTCACCTCCGTGAGTTCTAGGTATAATCTCCTAGTTTGGTCAAGTTGTACATTTCTTGTCGATTGTATACGAGATTTGATTAACTCATCTCGATATCGCATACTAACGTAATGACTTGAGCCATCAAGATCAGTATAAAGTATAAGTGGTTCTTTTCTCAAGGTCTCCAGGTTGTTAAGGTCAGCTGTTCGTAGAGTTTGATTCCTAACTCTCCTCATTGCCAAACTACGTTTATCGCTTAATTTCGCCACAACTCCCCACCTTCTAAACTCAATAGGGTTCCACATAGAATGAAATACAAAACCTGTAATGATTGGTGAACTTGAAGCATCATTAGTGGTAAATGCTAATTTAAATCTAATACGTTTAAAGTTAAGCTGAATACTTGAAGTTATAGTTGTAGAAGCTGATGTTGCTTTACCATCAGAACCAAACACAGTCCAACCTGAGGTATCATCATCGGTGTCGTCATCAGTCTTATAATAAACAGTTACATATTTATTTGAATCTAAATTTTTTCCAGTTATATTTATTTTTACTGCGCTTTTTTGAACATCTGGAAAGTTAAAGTTAACCCAGGATGTATAAAAGGCTCCAGATAAACTGTGTTCAGATAAAGAGTTAAGAGCAGGGTTTTCGTTTCTTATAGGCATTCTAAGCCTGATTGCTCTTAAACTTGTGTCGTTTGATATTGCAGCCAAATCATCTTCGATCTTATTTCCTAGCACAAACAAACTCGTTCTTACTGCGTCTGTACCTTTAAATTTACCCATGGATGTAATCTCAGATACATCAAAGTTAGATATAGAATGAGCTACTGTTTCAGGATTATCAGTTGCTGATTCACGTTGAGTTCTTACTCCCAATAACTTTACAGCTTTAGATTTTCCAGCTCCTGCAAATGTAAAAGGGAAAGTATAACCAAACCCTGCATCTCCTTCTAAGTCATCAGCTAAAGCTACAAATAAATTGTTTCTATCTTGAGTTACTGCTGTAACTCTACCTCCATACCCTCGTATACCTGCTGCTTTAAATAAATAAGACAAGTCTTCCCAGTTTTTTGCTCCATCAAAGAATCCGTCAGATATAGACCAAAAAGATTGATCTCCTCCAGATGCAAACAAACTTCCTGCTCTACCTATAGATGCCTTAAAGTTATTTGAATCTGGGAAAAAGTTTGCTTCAGGTTGCAGGTCTCTGAATTTTTGAGTTGATCTATCATAAGAAAACAACCCGTCTTCACGGCCTACATATAAAATATCATTAGCAGACGTAAGGCTAGTTATATCCCTGTCTGAATCACCTACAGTTATTTCAGAACCCCAGTTAGCAGTATCGCTTGGATCAGTTGTTACATTAACTGTGTTAGCTCTATTTTTAAATAAAGCATAATTTCCACTAGCATTTCTTGCTCTTTCAAAATATGTAGCAAACCTATTATTGCCTGTATTAGTACTAGGTACTGCCCATGTAGTTCCATCTGTGCTTCTGTAATATACCTGACTTGTCCCGAACCCTATATACAAAGCTCCATCAAAACTAATCATATCTGTAATATTGTAAGCAGCATCAGCATAAACTACATGCCAATATTCGCTAGAATCATCCCATTTATATACACACCTACCTGCTGCAGCATACACATTACCACCAAATTCTTGAGGAGTTGTCCATGTTGTGCCACCAGAAGGAGTTACATTAATGTCATCTATAAAAAATACATCCTCATCAGCACTTCCAGTTAGAGTAAAGGTAAGACTTGTTGCACCAGAATCAATAGTTTTGGTTGCATATACTGCTTCCCAATCACTAGCTGCAGCACTTGTAGAACTTGTACCTGTAGTAGTGCCTGCACTATCTGTAATCTTAGCTGTAATAGTCCCTGAACCACTTGACCTTCTTACAAAAGCAGAAAATGTAACTTCTCTGCTTCTTAACACACTTACAGTTCCTCCGTAAGCCTGACTAACTGTACCAGCGCTTGAACCAAGGGTAGCCTTTAAACTATAGCTTCCAGTACGAACTGTTGTGGATTCTATAGCTACAGTAACACTACTTCCTGTCCAATCTGTTACAGTCCCATCTTCTAAAGAACCATTTTTTAATATAACTCCAACATCATCCTCTTTGTAACCCATTACTAACTCACCTTTAAACATGCCTAACACCTTGTCAGAGTAGGCGTAACGACTTTTAGCAGCATTAGCTGTACTTGCGTCATCAAAACGCTCTAATAGAGATTGTCCAAATCCCCTATGAAACGTGTCCTGGTCCAATACAAGGCCTAAGTCAGGGGATTGCTGTTGATAGTTTGCTGCATCAGATGCCTGGTTAGGTGGGGCAGGGGATATATGTTCTAATGCGTACCCTCCGCCTTCTTCGGTTCTGTCTAAACTAAGTAATACTTCGTTGCTACTTCCGTCAGTTTTTGTTATTTTGACATCGTAATTTGCAGGCATTATATAACTCCATAGCTACTTATGTTCCCAGCTGGCAATAAATTCTTTTTTAATGAAGGCGCTGTCATCTCGCCTTTACCATTCTGCGTCTTGTTTCTGTAATGAGTTATTTGTCTTAATATAGCATTCTGGTCTTCAGCAGAAGTCTGATCTAACTCTCCCTCAAAAAAAGTCAAAGCCGCATAATCTATCAAAAGGTTGACACGATGTGGCTCAAGGGTAATTGTATCTGCACCACTTGTTAATGTTTCTAAAGCACCACAACCTACTATATGTAAATTGTAATGAGATGGCGGAGCAGTTAAGAAAGCTAAGTTATCTCCTTCTTCTGTCCAATCAAATATAACTGATTCGTACCCTTTAGGTGTTTCACTCGAACCAGAGGTAAGGATAGCTTCGTCTGCATATACAGTATATATAGCGCTGTTGCTTGCAAAGGTGAGACCCACCTTTATCGTGCTTCCTACGTTTGAGGAAGTTGCTGATACTGTTAATCTTTCCCATCCACCGCCTGAATGAGCAGTACCTGATGTAGCTGTATCCGAATCTATTTGTATTATTGGCGATACAAGGCTTGCGTATTTTGAATATACCCATATTGAAAAGTTTAACTCTTCTGATTCATAATTAGTAGGGTCGGTTGCAGATAATGTAAAAGTTCCTGTGCTGGTTGCAGCACACGTTAGTTTTGCTGATCTTTGACCCCTGTATACCATAAAGTTGTTTGGAGACGTTGTATCAGCCTCTACTGCAGCCGTAATGTTAGCTGTGTCAGTCCAATCAGTTAATGCACTCGAACTTTCTTCAAAATCACAATTCTGGTCATTAATAACATTTTCTGAGAATGTTTTAGATTCTATCTTAGGCACCAAGTACACCTGGCGTACATAACCAGGCTCTATTGAGCTAGGCCTTGCATACCTTGCTTGCCCTGGGGCTATTGTATGAGACCTATCATCTACTCTTTTAAATAAAGCAGGGAATGATTGATCGGCTGCATCATTAAGTGAATCTCTTAATTGGTCAGGATCATATCTGTAAATTTCAAATGTAGTTCCTGTACTACTATCTCCAGTCAAATCAGTTCCTGTAAGTGTAATTGTTCCACTACTTCCTGTGTAATCAGATATAAGCCTAACTTCGTTTAAATTATTACCACTTGTAATTTTTAAAAAAGAATCATTAAGAACATCATCATCTGTAAAACCTATATCTCTAAGCTCTGTAGAAATTACTACAGTTAATGATCCTGTTCCTCCAACAGCAGTTGTTGTACTAAAAGAACCTATGTATGAACCTATTCTTCTTCCAAATTTAGGAAGTATTGCAGATAAAGTAGTAGTAGTTGCCATTATAAAGGAACCTCCTCGGTCTTGCCTGTTTGGGCATCAACCCTTATTTTAAGAGGCCTTGTTAAGCCACTTTTATCTGTTTTCATGAATAGTATTTCCTGAGCTATTATTTCTCCAGTCTTTGGATCAGTAATTGAATAAGTATTTAACACTGGCATTCTTCCTGCCATCTTTTGCTGTGCCATCTGCACTCTATGTTCTTCTATAGTAGAACCATTACCATCTTCTCTGTGCCTTCTTGCTTCTTCGTAAACTCTATCTCCAGCTTTAGTATCGTCGGAGTGTTTAGCTGCAAGTTCACCTGCAATTTGGGCGTGTGACTCTTTATCACCATACCCAATCTTGCCTTCAGGTATAACCATTTTCAGTCTTCTGCCCTTTTTAGTGACAGTATGTTCTGAAACTGATATCTCAGGTTCTTCTTTAAATATATTGTTTACGTTGGCTTTAGTATATTTACCCATAAGCCTATTACGCTGCTGTATTTATAATAACGCCATGTATTCCAGTATTGGCAGTACCATAAGATACATTTATAACTGAGTCTGTACTTGTAGCTTCAACCATTTTAATCATATCTAAAGCATCTCTGCCATAAACAGTCATGGTGTCACCAGCACTAACTAGCACACCTACAGCAGTTGCTGGGTCTGTGCCATCTATTCTGTATCTTAATGCTGCTGTTTCTACTTTTACAGTTGCAAAGTTTACGTCAGCAGGTACTGTTAGTGCTCTTACTGTAGCATCAACAGTTAATTTTTCATGTCCAAATGCCATGTATTTCTCCTATTCAAGCAGGAGAGGAAATGAAAGGCTTATTAAACCTTAGTCAACAATCAATGTACTAAAGCCTCTCCTGCTATAAACTATTCGGTTTTTATGCGTCTGATCCAGCTATACCGATCCAACCATTAGTAGCTCCTGTCCATGTAAGGATAGCAGTTTCATTTTGTGTTGGAGTACAGATAGTACCAGTCGTTGATGATCCGTTCCAGCCTCTAACAGTGATTACTTCAGATGCATCAGCAGTATTACTGATAATAAATGAAGCACCATGCATGTCAACGTATCTGTCTGTTCCGTAAGTACCAGTTCCTTCAGAGTTTGAATCTGTAGTTTGGTTTCTTAGGTCAGGCAAATCAACGTTTCTAGCACTTCCTCCTGGGTCAAGAAACTGGTGCTTTGCATCAGTTACTGCCAAAGTTTTAGTGCCAGAGAGAGTTTCAGCTGCAGACGAGTCATATTTGTTACCCATCGTATTACTCATAACTTTTATTCTCCTATTTTAGGTAGTTTAATTTTTTCAGATTTATTTGGTTTCTCCGTTTCCATCTTGGGGAGCTGCTCTTTGATTTGCGAGCTCTGAGATACTTCAACCTTTGCAGGGAGCTTCATCAGTCCGCCTTTATCAAGATACCCAACGATGCTTTCTGGAAACATTCGTGCTCTGGTTCTATCCATTCTGACTTGTTTCCCATTAAGGGACTTAGCAGGTAGATATATGTAAGCCATAGTAGGGTCGTCAGTCCACTCAGGTTCAGGAAGATCAGTTAGGTTATTATCCTTAAGATGTTTCTCAAGGGTTTTATTCCAACGATTTTCAAACTTGAGTTCTTTCACAATGGTATTCCATCGTTCTGTCTGTGCGATAGTCATTTCTTTCTACCTCTCCTACCTCTTCTTCGCTTCCCAGCTTTAACCTGACTCTGAGGAGCAACCCTCTCGGCCACGCTGGAAGACGGAGAACCAATAATTTCTTGTTTAGTTTTGACGAATGCTTTTATCCAGTCGCCATTGAAGACCAATCTTTCTCCACTCAACTCAGACCTTCTTTTTACCTTAGACAAGTAATGACCAACCCTATCTGTTTTTACACGGAAAGGGTCGCCACTAATTGAATCGTAGATAACTGTATATAAGTGATCGTCATTGTTTTCAATCTCTTTTATATAGTAGTCCTGTTGAGTAGTCATCTAATCTCCTATAGTGCGTCAGCTGCACCAAGCATTTCAACACCCCAAGGGTCAGCCACTTCGGCTTCTCCCCATTCACCAACCATCACAACTTCAGTACCTCTTAGTGATGCATCTCTTTCTTGTTCAGCTTCCATTTCATGAGCCATAGCTAAAGCAATAGCCTGCGGTACGAATACAGCACCTTTAGTATCACCAGAACCATCTCGGCTTAATACACCTGATTGGTAAATTGGAACACCAAATACTTTTTCGTTACCTCTGAAATAGTTTTGTATCACTTCGGAAGTTATACCATCTGGAATTGGCTGTGCAGCCATACCAGTTGATCCACCACCTTGGATACCAGTTACTTCTTGTACGAATGCTCTTATTTGTTCTGGGTGGAATACACCATTAGGTGTTCCAGGAGCCATACCATAAGAAGAGTCGTTGTCAGTTTTTAAGTAAGACACTGCTCCTGCAACGTGGTAAAAAGTAAGGTAGCTACCTGCTGATCCGATTGAGTTTGAGAACCCATCGAACAACACAATTAGGTCGTCTTCAAGAAGCCTTCCTAAAGCACCACCCTGTACATCACCTACGTGAGAAAGAATGTCTTCGTTGTTTTGTCTAGTTAACCTATCAGAAACAAAAGTCATAATACCGTGTTCAGAAGCAGTAATGCTCTGTACAGTAACAGAAAGTTGTTGTGGTGTATTAATATCTACACCTTCCGTAAGAGCTGCAGCATCGTTTCTACCCCATATCGGAATATTAACTTGCTTTGCACCTTTTGGAATGTCATATCGAGAAACCAACTGGTTTGTAGGACCAGCAGGCTCTATATTAGCAATAGCCGAGGCTATGATAATTTTCGACATATCTGACAGCGATGAACTTGACGATAATGTCAATCCTGTTGCCATTTTATTTATCTCCTATTTTTAAAGGTCTTTTTTTAATTTTCTGTATTGAGTAGCATCAACTTGGCCATTAGCAAATGCCGAAGACAAGTCTGTTAGGTTCCTATACGCCCTTTTAGGTTGTGTAGGAGCTCCTTGAGTTGTCGGCGGCACCTTTTGCGCCGCAGGTTCTCTTGCTACCGTTTTATTTTCACCAGCTATGTTTTTTAGGTTTTGGCTAGCTAATTTAACCGACTGACTAAAAGTCATGCCTTGGTTCCAGCCTTTCCAAACTCGATTGTCATTTCTAACATCTAAGCTATTTAAACCTAAAGTTGTAGCTGTGTCCCTAACAACAGAATCTAAATCTTCAAGATTTTCAGGAGTTAAGTTTGAGCCTTGGCTCTGAGGGTTGTCCATCTTTTCTAAAAGTTGGTCAAGTTTAGCTTCTTTTGCTAATCTTTCCCTTTCCTGTATCTTTTCTTCTAAGATCTCTTTTTGCTCTTCATCCAATATAGACGAAAAGTCATTCATAAATTCTGATATTTGAGCCTTAGCTCCGTCCTGAATTTCCTGAACCTTTTGGTTAGTGTACTGTTGAGCACGACCTTGTGCGTTATCAAACGCACTCTTTCGTTCTTCCAGTACCTTATCCAAGTCATCTTTTGTTAGGTAAGAGGGCTGTTCTTCGTTTTGGTCTGCCTTAGCCTCAAAACTTTCTACTGCCTGCTCTAAAGTATCAACCGCTGGTTCTTCAGTTTTTGCTTCTTCAGCAACTGCTTCGCCAGTCGGCTCTGAATCAGAAACCTTAGTTTCATCAACTTGTTCAATATTATCTTTTTCTGTGGTCATAGCCGTAGCCTCCCAATCATTATCTTTTTTTGATTATAATATTCAATCTATTCTCCTGCAACCTTAAACCCTTTCCCAATGCCTCCAGGCCACCCTCTAACGTATATTTGCATAGGAAATGGAGCTTTTAATTCAAGCTCTCGTCCTGAGTTCCAGGAGTGTTCTAAAACACTTGTGTGACCCCATCTGTACAAAAACGCATCTAACTCAGGGTCTTTTCTTCTAAATTCTAGTTTTAACTGATCCCATTCGTTCATTGCCTTTTTTAAATTAGGATTGCTTTTTAATAACATGGCCTGAACTAAAGGGTTGTGTTTTGCTTTATACCACTGCTGATAAGCAGTATCTAATTGACCCTGCCATCTACTTTGAAAAATTTGTTTCCTTGTTTCTTCAAAATACCTTGGGAAAAAGTGATCTCTGTAATTATAATATTCCTGGTTAAATCCGTTTGCATTCCACCTAGGGCCAAAAAGTCTTGTTTTAGCGTATTCTTCAAATTCAGGACCCCAGATATCTCTCCACTCAGAAAGAGCTTTCTCCCTGGCTTGGTAGTCAAACATATATCCCAAGTCCCATTCTTCGTTAAAATAAATTTCGGCGTATTCGTCAGACGCAAAGTCTTCAAACCTTTCGGTGTCATTTAGCTTTCCTTTGCCAGATTCAAAATAAGCAGTTACATCTTCATAGTTTTCACTTTGTCTTTGAAGCGCATTTCCGTAATCAGCCCTGGCCCTTCTTTCTTGTATTCTGTACTGAGTAAGACTCATATTACCTTCAGATAACTCAGAGACGTGCATTGCTATAGTTTGCTTATAAACTTCTCTTGCGTCATCTATTGCCCATTCGTATTCATCTATTTTTCCATCTAACTCTCCTCCGCCAACAACTCTTCTTTTTTCTTTTATTTCTGCGTCAAGTTCTAAAAGCCTTTGCCTGTTAACATCAGTTTCAAATATATCAGACTTATTTAGATGCCTTTTTTGAACATCATTTAGGTCTCTCCACGAACTACCAAAATGTTGTTTGCCCAACATATCTCTAACCTGGCTTCTTTTTTCCCAGTTACTTACAGGTACATTCCTGAATCCACCAAATTCAGCTACAGCGCCTAATATTCCTTCCCTGACATTTCCTTCTGCTAATTGCTCAAAACCTGATTGCGCCCAAAAAGGAGAAAAACCTTTAAGCGTCTCTGATATGTGGTCACCACTAGCAAAACGCATTTCGTCTCCTAAAAAGTTTGCCCCCATGCCTAAATTCCACATTGTAGACCCAGCAGGAGAACTTCTTGATCTTAACCAATACGCAAGTTGATTGTTAGCCAAAATGTCTTTTATTCCTTGTTCGTCAAATCCTGCTTGACCTCGCCCAGCTCCAGTCATCAACATAGGAGAGTCTAGTAAATCTCCTCTAAACGCTGGATCTTTGGTAATTTTGCTTAATGTTCTGGCCAAGGACATCCATGTTGAACCAAAACCAACATTAACTCCATGTAGATCCATTGTAAGAAAATCTGCTTTTGACGGATCAAGTTTAATATATTTATCCCAAGGAACTTTTTTACCAGTTGCTATAGCTTCAGCTTTTGCTTGCGATATAGCCACACCACTATGTGTCATTAGCCCTGCTGCCATCATTGCCCTGATTGACTTTCTTGCTTCGTCTCCCTGCAAACCTCCACTAAACACACTTCCTACAAGCCCCAAACTTGCTCTAGTATACGAAGGAGAGAAAAATACGATAGAGCTTTCTATGTTGGCTTGCCTTGCGCTTATTCCAGCTTTTTTACTAGAAAACGCACCACTCATGCCATTAACATATTCTGCAAGCTGAAGCAGCTCTTTTTCTACATTATCTGACCCAGACTTAACTATTTGATTGTAATGAGCGTTCCACAACGTTTCTCTAATAATATCTCCATAAAGCTCAAAACTTGTTTGAAAACCATCAAGAAAAGCTCCGCCTTCATCAATAAACGGCTTTGCGCTTTCAAATCCAGGAAGCGCCCCTATTTTGTCCCTTTTGCTAAACCTACCTTCTTTAAGGACTCTCTGAACAATAAAATCATTTCCTTTGGATTTAAAGTAGTCGTTTCCTGATCCACTAATTAAAACCCCATATTGAGCCATTTGTTGATATGTATCAAAGTTGTCTGCAACATGCTTTGCGTGCAGCTTTGGAGCATATCTACCATGCCTAGTTGCTCCTAAAGCGATCATTCCAATCATCTTTTTGGTTCCCTGGACCCAGCCGCTTAAATACTGCCTGCCCGTTCCTGTGTGCACTCGGCCTAGTCCTGATAATAAAGTAGGTAATCCATGCAACATGGCAGTACCTCCGTCAAATCCTGTCTGTATAGTTCTTAATGTATCGTTATACTTAGAAGTAGAAGAAATAGCTTCGTCAAACCATTTCTTGGCATCAATACCTAAGTCTGCTTCTATAGCGCTAGCAGTTATGTCGTCAAAAAATAATTGCTTTTCGTTTAAAGCCTTAACTTCTACTGCATAAGGATTTCTTTGGTCTTTTACTGCCCTATAATTCACAGCCCTTTTGTAAAGACCTCCCAGCTTCTTGGTGTACTCGTTTCCTTTTATTCCTGATGCGTCATATTTTTTTGCAAGCCCTGCAAAATAATTTATTCTTTTCTGATAACCCTTTTCAATGGTTTTATTCCAGTTGTTCAAAACTTCAAGGATTTCATCTGAATGCCCTCCTCTTTGAGCTATATCTTGCAAACGACCTCTAATTTGGCTCCAACTTTCAGCGCTTGCTTCGTCAGCAACTATTGCTCCTAAATTTACATTTTTCATTAATTCATCTATTTTATCTATGGCTGGCATAGCCACCTCATCTATTAATCCTGAATCAATCGCTCCCCCTATATTCTTAAATACTTTTTGCTGCTCTTCTAGGCTGGGAAGGGCTCCTTTCCACTCACCAAGCATTTCAATTTGCCCAGCAATCCCTTTTACTTCTTTCTCAGCAACTAGCTCTATGTTATCAACATATTTTTTCTGAGCTATTTCTTTATAAACACCAGTTAAAAATGCTTTTAATATATGAGTGGGTTCTGAGTTATACAATAAGCCTTGCTCTTCTATCCCCTCTGAAGCGTAAAGATTTTTTCTTTGGTTTTTAAAGGCAGCTTTTTGGGTAACTGCAGCGTTGTTTAATAGACGAGAAAGAGTCTGGTCTTGGATCAGCTCTTCTATGTCACCAAACTCTTCAACCATATGGTGAATATAGTTTCCAGTAGTATTCTCAAATATATTTTCAAAATCAATGCCATGAGCTGTTAATAGATTAGCCCCTTCATCAAAATCATTATAAAAGCTTTCTAAAAACTCTATTTGAGCAGGGTTAAGGTCAAAGATATGGTTGTACTTTCTAATCGGTCTTTGAAGTGAATTGTTATATCCTACTACTTGAGCACCTGTATCAAGAAAATCAAGAGCAGACATAGTAACTTCTTTTACGCCTTGAGCAGTCCCCATAGTGGCTAACTGAGGATATTTTTCTTGTACATGAGCAGGAAGCTCTTTAAAGCCCCCAGGGAATTTGTCATAAAGGTCTCCCATAGCTCTGTGTAAAAATTGAGTTTGGCCTTTAGTATCTTTATAAAGTAATGCGTCTATTTGCCTTTTTCCAGTAAATCCAGATTTATCAAAAGCCCTCATCATGTTGCCAATAACTGCTTTTTCAACGTCAGAGTTTGCAAACAACTGCCCCAGGTTGTCTATTTTTTTACCTGGAACCGTCATATAAAGCCTGTTTCTTTTTAACCCTTCTCTCATTGTTCGTATTGCGTTAGCAGCTGTGCTAAAGTCCATAATATGGTCAACTGCCTTATTTAAGTTTCCTGGAGCCGATCCTCTGCCGCTAGGAATAAGAAAAGCAAGCGCATCTTGTACATTAGATATCATGCCCTCATCAGGAACTGTTTCTCTTACCGAAGTTATTAAGTTGCCGCTTACATCTTTGTTCCATTCTCTTGAAAGTGATCTAGGAGCAAAATCAAACGTAGATTCTTTTGTTTGCATCCCAAGCGTTTCGCTAATTATTTGCCTAACTCTTCGGCCTCCTGCGGTTTGCTTAGTACCTATTTTACGCCAGTCTCCTCTGCTTCCTGCAACATTTAAAGTTTTTATACTATGTTGCTTAATCCAGTCTGCTAATTGATTTGGGGTTGGGTCTAGCAAAAACGGCTTGCCCTGCTCCTTAGATATTCTGTATGTTAATTTTTGCCCAGGGCTTGGCTCACGCCTAACTGATTTTGGACCAAGACCCATCAATGACCTTTTTAAATTTTCTTCCTCTAGTAACCTCTTATTTTGGCCTGACGCCCTTATCTTTATTTTACGCCTATTCTCTTCCCATATGTTTTTGCCAGTTTTAGGATCAACTCCGATTTTTTTGAACGCTGGCTCCGAGTCTACTGCCCCTCCTGGAAGACCCTTTTTGGTTTTTCTAACTACTTTCTCTGCCCCAGCTTCTCCTGGAGCGCCACCCTTTGAAATAGAAATCCCCCTGGTTTTTGCTAAATCTTCTGCGTTTTCCATAAAATTGTTTGAAAAATAGATAGTTCCGTCAGATTCAGCCACATTTTTCGCAGTTCTTCGTCTGTACGCCTCAGCTGATTTTTCTTTCATATTTCTGCCTGGCATGTCAGCAACTCTTATAGAATCATCAAATTTTCCAGAAAGATTAATTTCTCCATACCTTGGTGATACGGCTGCGTCAGCCAACATCCATTTTCCTTTATCGTTTAAAGCAACCGATCCGCCATAGTCTATACCAAGATCCATAGCTGCCTCTATTCCAAATTGATCTGCTCCTGTTTGTCCACCAGATATAATTTTTGTTATGGGCTGTCTAGGATTCTTTTTAAATGTACTTTTTTGCTTGCCATAGATCTGGTTTCTTGACATAACGTTTAAAAATCCAACAAAATCTTTTTTAAATTCTTTTAATTCTTTTCTGCTTTCTATGTCTAATGCCTTGTATTTTTTACTTGATGGAGATATTTTTACCATTTGTTTATCAATTTGCTCCATCCTGCCTAGCCTGCTATCAAACAAGCCCTGAACATATTGGTCAGGAGTTGTGCTTTTGCCTTTTGTAATGGCTGTGCCTGGAAGATCAATAGGAGACTTAAACTTCATTTTTTCAGGAAGCATTAAATAACTATTGTCAAATGATGTTATTTGCCCTGCTCTTCCAGCTCTTGTTTGAGTAGCTCCTGTTTTTCCTGAAACAGCTTGCCCCATAGAACTATCTTGCATAGACATAAACCTTGCATCGGAAAGATTTTGATTAAAATTGTCTAGCTTTGTCACTTGGTCCACCAAATCCTCAGATTTGTCAAAACCTTCTATTAAGTTTTTAGCTAATTTGTTTTGGGTATCATACGCTTTAAATGTTGCAATAGCGCCTACCCCTGGCTCCCAAACAATTACTTTTCCGTTTGGCGTCATGTTAATTAAATATTCTGACTCTTTTGATAAATCTGAAGCCGACCTTTTAAGTATGTCTCTCTGTGTTTTTCTGGAAAATTCAGTTGTTATACCTTTAATAGGGGCTTGATTAATCCCTGCTGTAAGGTCCGTTCGGAGTATATTAAAATTAAATTCTTGATTGGTAGCAGCGTCTTTGACTGTTTTCTTGCTATCAAAAGTATGTGTACGAAAAAGCGAATTAAGACTATGACCTGGCTGACCATAAGTAGCAACTAAAGAGTCAACTTTAGATGAAATTGCACCAAGTTCGCCATTATAAGCCAAAGATAATCTTCCGTGTTGTGTTGCACCTTTGTTATACGCAGGATTAAATAGTTTATGGACATTCCTAAGCCCAAGCCAAAACGGTTTAGCTGTCATCCACATTTGTTTTTGTGATTCAGGGTCGTTTATATATCTAAGTAAATTACCTTTAAAACTTTCATCTAACAAACCACGTTGTTCAAGTATTTCATCGTAGTTCATAATTTCGGTTATCCTCTTATTGTTTGGAGTTTTAAGATCCAGTTCCCCAAGTTTTCTAAAAGCGTGGGTGTGCTTAGAGGTAAACCCTCTTTGAAGTACTTCTTTTTGCTGTTTTGGAGTAAGAGCGGTTCCTTTAAGTAATTTTGCAAGTTCTCCTTTAGACCCTTTTTTAAGTTTTAATTTGCTTAAAACTTCCGCATCTATTCCTTTTACCATTCTTTCTTTTGCTGCTTTTCCTGCTTTTGCTTGAGGGGTTATATTAAGAAGTTTGTTTGCGCCTTTACCAAAGGGTTTCATTATAAGTCCTAAAGGAAGAGCCATTGCTGCCCAACCAACAGGATCGACAAGCATTTCGTACGCACCTTTAACTCCTACATCAAAACCAAAACCTTCGCCTTTTTCTTTTCCAATTCTTGTAGTTGCAAATTGTGATTGCCTCCAGGCTTCTCCATAACCCAGTCCTTTTCTAAGATTCGTTCTTACCTGTTCACTGAATAATTGACCTGTTGCTCCAGCTGTCGCCTCAGTAGCTTCTTGCCATTTTTCGAGGCCAACCTGAGCCCCCCTTAAAATGCTTTTGAACGGATTAAATCCCGAATCTGTAGGTTCCTGGTAACCCCTTTGAGCTCCAGGAGGGGCGCTAATGCCGTTTTCAGTAAAAATGTTTGCAGGTCCGCTTAGAATACCTCTATATCTTTTCTGCTGATTTTCCTGTTCCTGTTGATAGTTACGTCTTATTTGCTGTAAAATGGTAGATTGTTCAGAACCAATTCCACCCTGCCTGGCTTCATTAGCAAGACGAACAATTATTTGATGCTTTCTTTTCTTTTCTTCTTCTTCTCTAGTTCTTTGGGCTATTTCTTGTGTTGTTGTCCAAGGTGATCTGTCACTCCAAGGTGTTAATGGCATTATTCACCTCACGCAATCATTGCTGATAGTTGACCAAATGGACCACTTTCTTGGAATGCTTGTGGAGTTACATCCTGCGCCATTCTTATAAATGTTTGAGGGTCAATACCTATTGCAGATAATGCTCCCTGTAAATATTCAATTCTGCTTGGGGTCATTTCAGTTAACTGACCCATAGTAGGAACCACATCAAACGGCATTTCTCCTGTAAGTATAGTTACAAATGCACCGAGTGCTTGTGGATTAGAAAGCAAAGCCAACAATGAGTTCATTTCTGCTGATCTAGTTTCAGAGCTTATTTCAGTCAGCCTTTGCTCTGGTGTTAATCCACCTCTAGCAAGCAATGCCTGTAAACTTTCATTTTCTTCAACTGTTAATCCACCTCTTGATAACTCAATTTGTGCTTCTTGCCATTCTTGCGGATTATTATAACCACCCAAAACTCTAAGCCTTTCAAGTTCTTCGGCTGTTTCTGCTTGGCCTTCTCTTTCCTGAGTTTGAAATTCTTGAATATCTCCCCTAACTTCATCCTGATAATCTTGTTCAGATTTTGCAAGGGTTTCCTGATAATCTTGTTCAGCTTCTCTTAAGTCATCTTCTCTTTGTTGCTGAGCTTCAAGTAACTGGTCAGACCTTTCGTATTCATCCTCAATGTCTTCAAGTTGTTGGGTTCTAAGGGTTTCTGCGTCTTCAAGTTGTTGGTCTCTGACTTGTTCAGCTGCTTCTTTTTGTTCATCCCTTATATCTTGTCGTTCTTCAGCAAGGAGCCTTTCTGCCTCTATTCTAGCTTCACCTTCATATTCGTATTTGCCTTTTTCATACTCTAACTGCGCGTCTTGCAATTCGTTTGTGGCCTCTAGGTTTGCCTTAAGTATAGCTTCTTCGGTGGTTTGTATTCCTTCCGCCGCACCAAGTTTAGCCAACTCTTTTGCGTACTCCTGCTGAATATCCATAAACGCTTCCTGCTCCTCAAATTCAACTTCTCTAAGGTCATAAGCCTTTGTGGAATAAATTAGCTCGGCTATTTCTTTTTCGCTAGTGTTATTGGCTTCAGCAACAGCAGTTGTGGCTTCAGTCTGTAGCTCGGCTATTTCTGCTTGAGTTGCATTACTATCTTCAGCAATCGCAATAGATGCCATTGTATTAATTGTCGCTACATTTTGAGCGCTGCCTGCCGAAATGCTGGCCACTTCTCTTGCAGAATCATTTTGCAATCTTTGTATAGTTTCTCTGGAAAGATTAGTTGCGTTGGCAATCCTGTCTTCCCATTGACCTTTAATGTTTGCAACATCTCTTTGGCTCATTCCAGTAATTTCAGCAACCTCAGCAGCACTTCTTGAACTAATCAAAGCTACTTGCTCCTGAGTCATATTGTTCATTTTTGCAACATCCAAGGTTGTGTTTGCCTGAAGTTCTGCTATATATTCATTTGACATATTGGAAGCCTGTGCAATCATTTCGGAACTTCTAATTGAAGCATTGGTCATCCTTTCCTGTGACTGCGCTTGCATCTGTTCACTAGCAAACCCTACAGCAGTTCTGTAGTCCTGTGACCTGTTATTCATGCCAGCAACATCAAGGTGACGCTGTATGTCTTGCTGAGGAATTGTTATAGATGTAGTTTCCTCAAGAATATCCTCTCTTTGTTGTTCCGCAATGCCATAAGGAGTAGTTCTTCCTAGGGCTCTAGCAAAGTCTGCTACTAATTGCCCAGATATGCCTTCAGGGCTTCTAAATCCTTCTTCTACTATTTCTTCTGGTAGCCGTGCATTATTATTTCCAGCCTGAGCCTCTCTAACGGCGTTTAATGCGTCAGAGAATATTGAAGGCGTAATTGTTGTTTGCATATATTCGTCTTGTTCTTCGGCTGTTTCTTCTACGCCAGTTCCTTCTTGCATAGCAACAGGAACATTAGTAGCAGCATTAGTAATTGCTGAATCTATTGCATTAGATACTATACTTTGGTTTCCGCCAAATCTGTCTATAATTGCTTGGTTAGTTTTTAAAGATTCTATAGTAGATAACAACACGTCTTTGTCAGCTGAATATAACACGTTAGGATCAATTCCAAGTGCTTGGATTGCTTCAGTGTCTACACCCATTCCACCACCACCAAATCTAGGAGTTGCAGTTTGCCATGGAGAACGACTAGACATAGCAGAAGTAATAGGCAACAACTCTTTTAGACTTTGACGCAAATTCTTTACTTGACTATCATAATTTGCTTTTTCATCAGGAGTAAAACTCGTAAAGTATTCCTTAGGGTAACCTTGCTGTATGCCAAGTTCCATATTTTGTTGTTCTTGTTGGGCTGTATAAATATCTCTTTCTATATCTCCTGCTTCTCCGAATGAAAATAAGCCCCCAGGCCTTTCAGTAATATTTGGAGCTCCTTCTCCGTAGTATTGAGCTTCAAAAGGAAAATCCGCGCCTATGTTACCAGGTGCTCCATAAGTTGGAATGGCATATCCTCCTCCGCCACCTCGGCTTACGCCTGGTTCATATGGAATTGGCTGTTGCCACTGTGCAGCATATGGGTTTTCAAACGTACCTGCCTGAGAAGGAAGGGGGGCAGTTGGGCCTCCCATTAATCGAGGATCATATCTAGGAGCTTGAGGCATTTGTGGTGCATCTTGTTGGCTTAAGGCAGCAGTCCAAGGATTCTGAGGTTCAGTTCTTCTTGTAGTCTGAGTAGGTGCAAAATTCTGCAACCAACTGTTCTGCATGCCCATGTTTTGCATATAAGGATTAGGTTGGTTTGCATACATTGGGGTAAATCCAGTGTTGACTAAACCTTGTCCAGCGCTAAAGTAAGGATTTTGTGCATTATAGTTATTTGAAATACTTTGCCTATATGTAAATAAGGGATCAATTCCTTCTGACCTAACATCATAATCTTGCCCAATACGAGAAAAAAGAGCATTTTGAGCTTCTTGCTCATTTACCCCATAAGCAGTTTCTAGTCCTGACGTCCCTGGAACCATTTTATTAGGATCGTTGGGGTCAGGTTTATCATGACTTCTTACATGAAATAAATAAGGATATTGTTGATTACCATTCGCCATATTATTCTCCTACTATTCCTCCGCCCCATGGGGTTTGTTGAAGATGATCGTATACTGGCCTGTTAGGGTGTCTTCTAACCACAGGCTTAGCCTGGGCAGTAGGGTCAGGCATTTCTATTTTATTATAATTTTCGTTTATTTTTTTAAACGCTACTTCCATATTTTCAAAAAACCTAACAAACCCTGCTTCTATAGGGCTTAGTCCTTTTACTGATTTTTTTGTACTATCTGTGTTAGCCATTATCCTAATCCTGGCGGAATATCTCCGCCTTGCGTTGGCTGAGGCCCTCTTCTAGGTCCTGCCATTTGAGCTCCAATTTGATTTTGTTCTTCTACGCTGCCAGGCATTACTGGTCTTACTGGGCCACCGCCTACCCCTGCCTGGTTACCTTGCTGAAAGTTTCCAGCATTAGGCAACTGCATACCACCCTGCGTATTCATTATATTATCTATAAGTTGCGATGGGTCAAATCCGCCCCCTGCTCCAGCTTGAGCCGCCATAACTGCCTGCTGAAGAATCGGTAAACTTTGTGCAGCCAACATGCTAAATGCTTGCTGTATTTGAGGAAGATTGAAGAAATCTTCTGCAATTCTGTTCCCAACAACCTCAAGTGGATTAGATACACCTGCTTTTCTAAGAGCAGTTGTCCAATCTACGAAACCAGTTCTCCATGTATCTCTCCATAATGACAGTTTTCGTTCTTGTTCTTCAGGGCTTGTGGATGTTAAACGAACTGTACTTACATAATGACCCCTTACGTCATTAGGTTTAATCTTGGCATCTATTGCCCCAGCTTCTGTGTTTCCGAATACAGTAACCGTGTCTCCGATTACGTTTTCAACAATTCTTAAAATAATTTCGTTTGATTCCTGTAGTCCTCGTTCTGTGGCATCAACCACAGCACCAAAGTTCAAACTTGCAATACCTGCTAAAACAGCAGTGTGATATCCACTTGCAGCACCAACTGGCCTCTCACCTCTAGCCACAGCTGGAACTGTATTTGCTTCGATTGCTCTTTCCAGTGTACTCATTGCAGCTAAAATACTTTGAGGAGCTTCGCTGACATCCTGAGGTTCAATATCTACGTTTGGTGGAACATAGTTTCTAGCGCCAGGTTCCTGTGAAAATTCCTGCATGACTTCTTCCGTCATACCTCTTGGCCCTTTAAAGTTTAAAGATGACCAGGCGTTCCTAGACACAATATCTAAATATTGAGATGCTAGTCTTGATTCTGCCCTAATCATTCCAAAGTTACCAGAACCTATTCCTCTGTATAAATGCTCAGGCTTGCTGCCTACAGTCTTAATTCCTGTTTGAGGGTGGAATATAATCCATGGGATTCGCCCATACGCGTGCCTGCGCGGGGACATACACCATTGTCCGTTTGCCATGTAAGCAACGTGAGTTGATGTCCAAACTTCAGCAAAGTCACATTTGCCGTCATTTACTGGCCCTTCGTAGTCTGGGAAATGTGCCATTATCCACTCAGAATCTATTTCTGAATTTCTTATAATCCAGCGTGGATTTGTACTGGCAGTGTCCCAAACACACTCTTGTGGATTGATGACTTCTGAAATTATGGGAAATTTAAATTTTCTGTTTTCTGTTATCTCTTTGACTTGTTTTTCATATTCGGCCATATCTCCACCTTCTGGAGGTGGCTCTGGCATCTCTCCCCACTGATGACCAGCAAATTCAAATTTAACAAGAGAAACTCCATATAGCCCCTGGTGTTTTACAATTTCTCTTTTAACTGGAGTGTTTTGTTCAAGCATGTGATGTGCGCCGTTCAGAAACTTTTCAAGAAGTTCTGCTCTAGCAGTCGCTCTCGGTCCTGGCGTTGGAACATCAATGTCCATAAATCTTGGGGAAGCGTGAGCAACTAAAGTTTCGATGATGGAATGAAAGGTTCCGAGATTTACTTTGTTTCCGCCTAGGGGAACGGAGAAATCAAACTCCCCCAAATAAAATTCGTCTGCTTCTGCGCAGTTATCATAAAATTTAGTAAATCTGTCCGCAGCTCCACCTCTTGATAATTGTGTCCTTACCCAGCCTTCGCTAAGTGCAGGCTCATCTAAAGGAGGGGCAGAAAGAAGATTTACAGTCTCTTCTGCCGCTGCTTCTGATTCACTTGTATTCGCTTTGTAACCCTTGTTTGAAGTTACCATTTATTCCATCGCGTCTAATAGTATTGATTCTTGCTTTGTGCTGATGTCTGTCAATTTCCGCATTTCTTCAAGTTGCTTTGCTTTTCTTTGACGTCTCCATCGCATCAAGCGTCCTTCTGTATAAGATACACCATTGTTTGACAATGGCGCAACTGTTTTAATTGAATAAACTGGGTTGTAGTCTTCTTCCATGGCTTCAGCAGGATCGCACGCCATAAGCGCTAGCACCTCGGCGTCCACCCAGTCATCATGAGGTGAATTAGGGTGATCGAAGCTATAGCCGAGTCCAGCTTGTCTAACTTCTATCGCATCTAATTCCATCTGGAGCTTTGACCATTCAGGAGGAAAGGACGTAGTGCCATTTTGCAAAGCTACAGCATAGTTCAGGAACAACTGGTATTTGGTCTGAGGAGTGAACTTCTGGCCAATTACTGGGACGCCGAGATTTAATAATTCGTCAAATAGTACGTCACCACCCATACCTGATGAGTCCATCATTACAGTCTCACAGCCCCATCTTTTAGTTTCGGCAATAATAGCTTCTTTCTGTATAACCCAGTCTGTTTTCAGCATTTCCATGGAATGTACAGATTCTCTTGTAATTCGGTTTTTTATAATAAGAACAGTAGGGTCAACCTGTTTTCCAAGGTCAAGGCCTGCTACGTACTTGTGTCCTTCTCTAGGCCTGGCTATTTCTGTTCCCCTTGCAGCTTCATCAATTTTTCTAAAGAAACCACCACCTACATCTGGCTGTTTCGCCATAACCATTCGTTCCCATATCCACTCTGCTGTGGTGTATTTCTGGTCATGTATGTTCTTTTTCTGTTGCTCGGTCAGATACATATTGTCAAAACTTGTAGCTCTGACTGCATAATTTTGAAGCGAAGGGTTGTTTTCTGCATACATGAACTGCCTGGAGAACCAGTGTGATCTGGATATAGGGGGGATGCCTTCTGCAAATATTCTACCCATACGACCAGGTGACTCAGTTACCCATTCCACCTTGTCCCAAGCTACAGCCTTAACGTCTTGAGATTCGGCAATATGCAGAAAATCAAGACCCACAGTTTGTAGTGTTTCAGGATTATCTGCTGATCGCAGTTCCCATAAAACATTTCTGCGGACAGTATCGGGTGAGAAAGCCCCGTTGGGCTGTCTTACTTCCAATTCTACATAATATTCATCTTCGTGCCAACATGACCCGCGGCCACCTGCCCTGGAATAATCTTTCCACATATACTTGGGAATAAAGGCTTTCATCTCATTCCATACCTGTCTCATCTGTGCCTTGGTTGGCGCAACTGTCCATATGTGTATTTCAGGTACCAGGGTATCTGTTACATCATTGCCGTTGACAATGAATTTGGTTTTGCTTGCTTCAAGTACTGTAGATATGGCTTCCTGAATAGCTGCTCTTCCCTTACCTGCTCTACGACCAGCCCACACCCATTTACGTTTAGATTGGTTTCTGTGCAAAGAATCTTGCCATGGAGATGGCGTGTATTTAGGAACAGCTTTACTTGCTACTAGGTTTCTTGGCCTCAGTTTCTTGCTTCTCTGTCTCGGCATTTTCCTCCTCAGGGTTAATGTCCCTTACAAACGGCTGTAATCCCTCTTCGACAACCTCTTCTGCTTCACTTACCGCAGCTTCAGAATCTATTTTTTGCTGGTATTTGTCAAGTGAATGCTGTTTTCCACGCCTAAATCTTTCAGTATCATACTCAATATTTGCAAACCATCCCGCATTATCGACTATCTTGTGATTAATTGGTGCTTGTCCAGCATTTGTTTCCAAGTTTATCACAGCAGATACGGTACTTTCATTGGCATAGTGTTCAACCAGGTTGGCATGCTTTAGATATTCACCACTTGTTTCACATTTGGGGTAGTGGCCATTATCCTTGATGAAATTCACAAGTTTAGAGAAGGTAGGCTTCTTTTCAACCCTGATAACCAAATCGTCATATTCCATCTTCAACTCTTCAGCAATGGACTCCAAATCACCATGAGTCGGCAGCAGAATCAATACCTTTCTAAACAGTCTAGGATATCTCTCCCAGTAGGGCAGTGCATCAAGAACTCTTTTTCTCAGGCCATCTGGTGTTAAGCCAGACAATCTTTTAGATGTCTTAGTGGCACTAGGCACCAATCTTTTCGATTTCTTTCTGTATGGGTTATTTGAGTCAGCCATTTACCATCTCTTTAAGTTCTAAATATTTTTTTGCATTTTTAAACAACAATACTGCGTTTTTTACGCTTATGCCTTCAGCCGACACAGAAGAGTTTGCTGAAAAATAATTATCGCCGACTTCAATAATATCTCCGAACCAATCTTTTATTCTTGTTTTTCTTTTTTCTGCAAAGTGCATATGACCTGCACTAAACATTTCAGATAAAAACCAGCCGATTTCAAAACAATGTTTTCTTGCAAACTCTAAATCTTCTTCTTTGTTTTCGTAGGAATCAAAAACACGGTCTTTCTCCCAAAGGTAATCATTGAACTTTGCTTTGTTGTTTTCGTATTCTTGTATTCGTTTTTGGAAGTTACCTAATTCAACCATTGAGTCAATTAAGTAAGCTTGGCTAACATAGAGCGGTAGTTTGCTTATTGCATGTTTAACATTATCGTAAAAACCAAACCATTCACCATTGCCTCTGTGTTCTTCAAAGTGTTTGTGCCAGTGCGACTCACTCCCAAACATGTAGCCTAAAAGATATATTTTGTCAGGGTTGCCTGTTTGACAACTTTTTAATCTACTTACAACAGCATCTTCATTGTCCCTAGACTTTATGTCTTGGTCTTTAGCTGTAACCTTGCCAATCTTTACGTGATGATTGCTGTAAAGAAAGTAAACTATTTCATTTATATCCGTAGACTCCATGTAGGGCATAATAGCGTACTCTGAAGCATTCGTCAAAAAGAGAAAAGGACCCTTTCTTTTGGATATACGTAGTATATCTTTTCTTTAGGGGATAAGAGATACGGAAGTACTTAGGGCTCTTAACGTAGCGCATTAGGCGGGCACACGCGTATCACCCTTATAGTTCCCTGGCAATAGGTAGGAAGTACTCAGCGCTCTGAGAACCACCATAAGGTTTACAAGGGGGGCATCACGCCTAACGGCGCCCAAACGGGGCGCCGTAAAGGTCCTGCGAGAGCAGGACCAGGGCTAGAGCAGGGGCATTGAGCCCCTACGATAGCCAGAGAGCACGGGGACGTGCTCTCCCAAACCTAAGGCTAATAAGACCTAAGGGCATTGAGCCCTTAGTTCTTATGGCTCCAGCGTAAGCAAGGAGCCTTAGGTTTCCCCATAATCGAAGCATTGTGCTGAAGATTATCCTTTCGTAACGCACAACGTTACGAAAGGCTCTGGTGGGGGGTGACGTTGAGATTCATCTCATCTAATGACGCTTTATGAGCCTAAGTGGGCTCATAATTGCGGGGCGTGTCACGCACAGCGTGGCACTAATCCCTTAGTTTACAGCATTTGCCTTGTTCGCCTCTGGCGACAAGGGAGCGCAGCTCATAAAATGCCATAAACTAATCATTAGACCGCGTGCAAGTTAACGTATAACTTGCACATGCCAGTGCTTGAAGCACAAGCACTTGCATAAGGGCGGATTTTAATTGCGTTCCCAACGCAATGAAAATTGAGATGAATCACTGATATTCTTTTTAACAGATTTACACAGCAAATCCTAAAAGAATCAAAAGCGTTAACTTTTAATAAGTTAACGTCAAATCTCTCCTCTCTTGATGTCCGAAGTGTAACATACCTTTTATTAGGTCAATCCTTTTTTTTCTGAAGAAGAAAATAAAGGACGCGTTTAGCGCCGCAAGAGCGGTTGACAGAATAAGCACAGCGCCAAGGTATGTTGAAGTGGACATGTGGTTGGGAGTTTTTCCCCCACGAAATCCTTATTCAAAGGAGCAAATCATGACTCAAGAAGAGTTTGTGACAATTACTATGGCAACAGCCGAAAAACTAGGTTTGAAACTTTCAGACATCAGTGGCACTTCAGGAGTTGAGCCAGTGGCATCGACTACTACTGTAGTTGAAAGTCCAGTGGTGACAACTGAAATACCTGTTGTGCAGGTGGGGGTTGTTCAACCAATTAAGAAGACACAATCGGAAATAATTGGTGAGAACATCGAAATTCTCCAGTCGTCATTACCAATGGCCTCTGACAACAAGCCTAAAGTGACTATGGCAACACCATACTTTTGGGCGATTAAGTCAGCCGATGGGAAGACTTTCAGTGAGAAAGGTGTTTATCACCTAGCACACTGTAAGTGGTCAACTGGTACTGACGCTAGGAACGCGCATAAAGACCTTGAGTCTTTAAGGGGTTCACTCAAGTCAGTCCAGAAGGCTGGGAAGGCTGACCCGACCAAAAAAGCGACATTCAGGATTGGAGCCAAAATTGGATAACCTTCAGTTGAATGAACAAATAGCCCCTGACGCACTTGCGTCAGGGGTTGGTCTTCCAGACCAATCTAACACATCAAACTTTGTTGTGTTAGACGTGAATGAACTTGATTCACTTAATGATGAAGTGAAACAAGCCAGATTAGATAGAGCATGCTTCGTGCAGGCTGTATCTGATATGGAAGCTGAAGGTTTAGATGTTACAATGTTTCGAAAAGGAACATTGGGGCATCTATTAGATTAATCGTGACAGTTGATGTAAAGAAACATAAACGATTAATCGTTCTTGCGTGGCTGGGCATTGCCCTGTCACGTAAGAAGTTAAAGGAGTTAGGGATTAAACCCTAACTCCTTTTTTTATGATAGTCGCTTTAAGTGCGCCTATCATAACTTTTTTTGTTTACTTTTTAAAGATAAAAAGTAATAATCCATTTTTTTCCAGCGTAAAAAAAGTGGATTGGGCTTGTTCCAAGCCCTGGTCCTTTGATACTCAAAGGACCTAACGAAGCGTACGCTGGCGCTTCGTTTAAGGATATTTTTTTTTAAAAAATATCCTAAGGCGTGATGCCTTCTCTATTAAAAAAGGACCTGCCGAGCCAGGTCCTGGGCTACGCCCCTAGTTTTTAATAGAGAATTTTTATAATGCGCGTCTAGCGCGCATTAGAAAAACCCCTTGTAAACCTTCGCATAAGACCACGAGTGGTCATAACGCAAAAAGAAGACAAGAGTACACAAGTAATAAAGACGCAATTTTATTTTATTATGCCTGAACTAAATTACCCCCAGTTTGTGTGTTAAAAGGGGGGTAAAATTTATTAAGTAGCCGACTTCCCTTTAACTTCCCCCAGGGCAGCGCAAGGAAATTGCGTAGCAGCGTGCAGCGTACGTTAGGCCAGGCCCGTAATTTGTGCATCTTTTGGCTTGGTTATCATATGCTAATTGTGAACATCTTGTGCAAAGAACAGAATGATTTAGGTATAATAAATAGAGAATAGTGAAAGGAACACTATGGGACTAAATACAACCATGTTAACAATGTATAAATTCAGGGAATGATTGTGCACCTGCGCATATATATTCCTTTCTTTCTTTTTCTTCTCTAAGAATTAGAGAAGAAGAAAAAGAAAGAAAGGAAATAACCAAATGGTTTTAATTCTTAACAATAATATAAACAACAAAGTAATACTTACTCGTGATGAGTACGATGCTCTTAGGTTACAACTAGGAGTGGCTAGACAAACTAAACAGGACTTAAAGGAAGCAGCTCACGATACAGTTGAGTTGTCTCGTGCGATTGGTAATGACGACAAGGCATCCTACATTGGTAGTGCCGAAGAAGTAATGACTTACAATGACCCACAAGATGTGCTTCAGTTTGCCGAAGCCTACGACAGTGTAACGCAAAACGGAAAGATAATTGCAAGAGACACTGATAAATACAACCAAGACGTTGATTACGATCAATTAGACCGAGATACTCAGTCTGATGATGGTGATTCACGTTACTATCACTTGAAAGGGGGTAGTTATGAATAAACATGAAAAGGTTTGGATAAAAAATCCAAGCAGTTTTGAGATGGACGTTCAGAACACTGCTGTAAAAAGAGCGTTCTTTGTCCCGACAGAGTTAGCCAATCCACATCTTAGCGATATTAGGTGGATTGAACTTGCTAAAGCAAAAGGCGTTATTAAAGCAGCGTCACCAAAAACAATAGATGGCCACGAGAAAAGAACCATCAAAGTATGGAAAACCTTCAGGAGTGGCACTGAAACCATAGAAAACCTTGTATATAAAGGGGGAAAACATGTTTAAGGAACTTGACAATAAAAACGTTCCAGAAATAGGTAATAGCACAAGAATTGCACTTGCTAGTGATATATCGGAATGGATTCTTGAAGAATACGGACCTCACATAAAGGAAGAAGACTTAATTGAAGAGAGTCCTGATTCTACTGTTGAAAATCCAATGACACGATATACAGAAAAAGGTCAGGAACTTTTCGAGAGCATCTACTCAGAAATAGAAACAAGAATATTAAGATACTTTAAGGAGGTGTCATAATGGGACAATATTTTATGCCCGTAAACTACGATAAAAAACAATTCTTACACCCACATAAATTTGGTGAAGGCTTAAAAGCGACTGAATTTATAGGTGGCAGGGGAACTATGTCAGCATTAGGATTTTTACTAGCGTCTCCACTAAGTGAAAGTGGGGACTTTTCTATGCCTGATGATATGCAAATGCCTTACGATAGTGAGCAACTAGCAGGTTCATGGGCTGGAGATAGGATAGAGATACTAGGAGATTATCATGACGAAAATCGCGCCAAAGGGCGTTTCTATTCGTGTATCATTCAGGAACTAGAGGGGTGGGAAGATATAAGCATACTTATGTGGAACATTGTAGAAGCTAACTCATGGGGAGAATGGAAACCACCTTTAGAGGACAGGAGATATTGGGAGGAAAAGGAACAGAAAAAGCCTGATACAACTCCTCATATAGAAACCGATGAGGAATATGCAAAGAGAGTTGCTGCAATAGACAGTCCCGATACTCCTGACATTAAAACCATTAGAGAAACAAATAGCGAAAATTGGAGAACATGACTACATTTATAAGAAAATACAAAGTAACTATGCAACCCATAGAAATACAAGTAGAAATACCAGTAGAGGTAGATAAGAGAGAAGGGTATGGCGATTGTGAGGAACAAAAATGTTCAGTATGTTTTTTTGAATATTCAGAAGAAGCAAGACAGGAATTTATAGATAATATAGATGACCATATAGAAAGCGCAAATATAGTTGTGGTGGCAGATGTAGACGGAGAACTTAAAGATGAACATGGAGAAGGTCTAATAGACAATCCAGTAGAAATAAACAGGATTTTAAAAGGAGAAGACTAGTGCGAATACCTACTCCTTCTCTTTTTTCTTCAATGGAACATTGAAGAAGAAAAAAGAGAAGGGTAGGGTAAAGAAATCCAAATTTTTAGTCACGAAAGGGGGTGATATTCATGGCTAATATCTCAATGAGCAGATTTGAGAAAAGGTCTATTGTTATTCCTAAACTTAGAGCGTTAGGTTTAGAAATAGACGAAAAGACTTCTTGGTACGAAGTTGTAAAAATATGTGAAGGTAACGATATAGATGTTAATTCACTATTAAAACATCCTGTACCACAAGCAACAGTAGTTGCGCCAAAACCCAAGCCAATGGGTTTTCAGCAAGTAAGCACACCTACTCCAGTAGTAGAACCTGTTATTGCTGAGGACGCTGAAGTTGAACCTGAAAATCAGGAACAACACCAGGTCCAGGAAAATAACAACAGCGACAATTCTAGTCCTGTTGATGATGAAGAATATCTTGTTTAGATTTACAAGATATGTTAAACTTGAACAATAAAGGAGAATCATATGCCAAATCTAGGGCAAAAGGTTCAGGCATTAGCGAATAATGGCTTGGAACTCATCAAAAAGATGGAAACAGAGCCACTATTAATACCTGACTTTACACAGACAACTCAGTATAAAGCAATCAAGGAAGAGTTCCAAGATGCTGTTTACGAAGGTCACAAACTATACAATAAATAAATTAAATTCAAAAGGAGAATCATATGGCACATATGAAACTTAAGCCTGTGAGTGAAAGGCGACACAGAAATCACTTCACTCAAGAGGGAGAACAACTCATAGAATATATGAAAATTGTCCACCCTTATCCCGTTATATTGCTAGGACCTGCTGGCACAGGTAAAACACAAGTAGTTGAGCAATATATACGAAGAAACCAACACTCTTCTGAGCATATAGGATGCCATCCAGGATTAGACATAATTGACGTAATCGGTGGTTGGCAATTAAAAGGTGACGAAGGGGGGAGTCCTAAGACAAGTTGGACTGACGGTCCTTACACAAGGGCTGCACGAAACGGCTCAATCATACTTATGGATGAGATTACAAGATTGAATCAGCAACACATAGGTAGACTTATGGGTTCACTTGATGAAACCAGACTACTTACTCTTACAGAGAATGGCGCTGAGACTATAAAAGTTCATCCGAACTTCCAAATGATAGCGACTGCAAACCCACCAGCTGCAGGATATAACGTAGTGAATCTTGATGAGGCTTTGAAATCAAGAGCGATGATTTACAAGTATATTTCAGCGCCACTATGTGATGAACGAGCAACATTATCAGACATATTGGGTGGAGACGAGGCCTACACAGGTGCTTTCTTGAATTGGGCTGATGACATGAGGAAAGACCCAAGTACTGCAATCTCAACAAGAGACTTGTGTTACTTAGCAAAAATGGTAGGTAGAGGATTTGATGCAGTAGATGCCATCACAATCAACCTAAGAGATAAAATTGCTGAGGACAAGAGATCAATTCTTATGACTTCAGCATCAGCACACTTTGAGGTGTAAGCATGAAAATATGGAAAAAACCAAAAGACGAGAATCGAGACCACAAGAATTTCTTACAACATCTTGCAGGTAACAAACAGCTTTCGTTTGATACGTTTGATGTAGAGGAAGGAACAGGTAAGTTTGATTCGAGTATTGAGGCAGAAAATAATAGTTGGCTCACAATCAAGAAGCCTAAGGGGAGGATTCCGTTTAACGCTAACTTGCTTACAGCAGGTCAGGTTAAGTTTTCCAATCTAAGGGTTTCCAGTATTGCTAGGGACAAACTAGAACAGTCTGTGGGATCAGTATATGGGAGCGTGAAAGTTTATGATGCTATTTACAGCATGCTTGAAACAAAAAGATGCGCGAACAGGGCATCTGCTCACTTTCACAGACCCAAGATACTACGAGAACACTTAAAAGAAGTGGAAAACGCAAGCAACGAGTTTGGCTACAGAACAACTGTTGGGGTTCATCAGTACAACGTTAAGTGGAATGAGTTGCGAGGTTGGTTATATGGCTTTTTAGATGAATCAGATGTTTCTGACCCAATCATAGAGTCCATCATAAAACAACACGGACAGGTTCTAAGTAACTCTTTCATGAGCATGAACCCTACGACTAGCATACTTGCGGCTTTGGAAGTAGCATCGAGTTTTCAGATGCATCAGATTGAAGATTACGGAAAGCAATCCAATAACCCTAGTGGTGTTCCTAACTCTACTACTGACGAGCAAAAACAGGAAATGGCTGAGGAATTGACAGAGGATGTAAAAAATGCTGTTGTAGAGGAGATTAAAGACCATACAAATTCTACCGAGAGGATTCAGGCAGGACTTGAGCCTATCCCTGAAGACATTACGTTTGACGACTTGGTTAACGATCAAGTAGATAATCAAGAAGCAATCAAGAAGGCGAAAGAGAGTCGTGCAGAGCGTTGTGGAGCCGTTTTTGTGGATGACATGCATACTATGGATTGGACTCCAAGCCTAGACGCTAGCAGTATTCAACTAGATTCTGCTTACGACATTAACTCAAAACTGCTTGGGAATACAGGTCACAGACTTATTAGAAACTCTTGGAGGCTTCCTATTTTAGGAGACCCCAATGTGTTTAAAAAGAACCCGATTACAAGTGCTGAGTTAATTACGTTGGTAGACTTGTCAGGTTCAATGGGGAAGATTGATAGTGATTACTCTAGGCTTAGAAAGGCAGCTGACGTTGTTACTGCAATCCAAAAGAGATTTGGGGACTCTAAAGCGTTTGGGTTCACGAATCCTGGATCAAAGCGTTTTAAAAAGTACGATGAACTTGCAGATAAAGAGGATGAAAACGGAAACTTCATGTACATGGATCGCCATAGGAGAAAGTGGGCGTGGGAGTGCGATAAGGATTATGAGAAGTTCAAAAATAACGCAAGTCCTCTTGGGGGTCCTGGTTCTAGGATTCCAACAGAGGAGGAACTAAAAGAATTTGAGTCTGTAACAGAAGAATATGCAAAAGACTTAGAAGAACAACGTGAGGCTAGGAGAAACGTAAACTCAGCGTTATATCCTATCATTCCGTCTAGGTTTCCTGATGTAAAGGGTGGTAGCACTCCGTTATGTGGCGCCATGAAGGGTCTCGAGGACATGTTTCAGCTACATAATGCAAGAGTTTTGATTATCACTGATGGCGATGCAAACAGTTGTCATAGTGGTGATGCAGATGATTGTGTTAGAACAAGAGCCGAGTTGTGGAGAAACAGAGGGGTTAGATTTGCGAGCCTCATAATAAATAGCAGGTATGACATCGGTTCTCTTCCCACCGACCTTTCGGTTCATATAGATCACTATAACGGGGTTACATCACAACACATAAACCAAGTATTCAACTTCTTAAGGGGGTAATTATGGAAGATGAAATGATGAATAAAGTAGGAAGGGTATTGCTTGAATCAACAATGACCTTTTCAAAAGCAATGGTTCGAGGAAAAGGCAAGCAACCTTCTGTGGTCATGATGATGGCTGATAAGGATAAACTTTTCGAGACAGTCGGAAAAGAACCACATGGTCACAATGACTTCTTTGATGACCTTGAAAAAGAGTTCGGGGTAAGGCCAAAAGACCTGCCTTATCCCGTTCTTGCCCCGTTGCCACCTAAGGTGTCAAATTGGGGAGATTTTCTTCGCATGGCTCTTAATGACACGAAGTCATTAATGTATGCAGTCATGTCAGAAGCATTTGGTGCAAAGTTGGAGGTATACAGGGAGGCTAAAGGCGAGTTCTTTAACATCCACCCTGATAATCTTCAGGACTATTCACTAATACAAATGGGGTGTAAAGGCAAAGACTTAATGTCTTATGCGGCTCCCATAAACCTAAACATAATAGACCGAGACGGAAATCTTGGTAGAAAAGTGGGCGACTTTAAGCATTATCTTTATAAAGATGTTACGTTGCCAACAGACTGGTAAAGGAGGAACTATGCCAGGACAACCTAAATACTGTGAGGAATGCAAGGGTTACGGGAACTTGTATGAGCAGAAAATCGTAAGATACGGAGACAAACGTATCAAAGAAAATACCCCCGTAGAAGCAATAGAATGTGTTCCTTGCAAGGGCACAGGAATGATAACACTACAAACCGAAAAGGTTTCTGTGTTTGATGTTCAGGATCAAGCGGACAACATTATCACCGAGACTAAGGAAGATGATGCCGTAAAAGAACTGGAGGAGGCTGAGGTGGAAGTTGTAGAGGGTAAGGCAGTAACTGACGAGGAAATGCAAGAGGAAAATGATGCGTTAACAGAGGAAGAAAAGGAATCAATTTCTTCCGAAGATGACGAGGAAGTAGTGTTTGAATCTAAACACGTTGAAATGGAAGAGGGGGATATGCCACTATGAGTGAGGACGAACTAATTGGTATCGCAGAGGATCAAGAATCTGCGATACCCATGACAACAAGTCAGCAAGTAGAGGAGTTCATGGTGTTAGACGCGATGGCCAAGATGTTGGCATCGAAAGCCAGGGCCTTAAAGCAAAACATACAGCAAGGTATGTCGGGAAGTGAGGACGAACTAACAGGCATGACTGTCGGAGACTTTGAGTTACGATTAAAACCCCAAAGTGTTGACTGGAATGCTGACATAATACAAACTATAACAACGATAGATGGAGTAAGCGAACAGGATAAAACTGAACTCTTCCACCCACCTGTGAAAAAGGCTAATGGGGTTAAACTCAATAGCATCAAGGTTAAGTATGGGGGTACTGTAGCCAAGAGAATAGAACAGGCTAGGGAAGAAAGAGGCGTGTCCTTAACAATTTCTACCAATCGTGTAATACAAGACAAAATAGCCAAAGAGGCTATTAAAAGATTAAAAGGAGAAAATCATGAGTAATGATCTACCGATGTCGTATAACGACATGAAAGGAATTGCAAAAGACTTTGTTAAATCAGGTCTTTTCGCACAATTCAGAAATCCTGAACAAGCGTTAGTTACAATAATGGCTGGACGTGAGTTTGGGTTAGGACCTTTTGAAGCAATCACAAGTATGTATGTAGTACAAGGAAAACCTTCGTTTTACTCACATAAATTTGCTGACATGATAAAAAGGTCTGGGAAATATGACTACAAGGTCGAAGAACACACTGATAAATTGTGTTCAATAGACTTTCTGGAACAACAAGTAAGACGTTCTAGTGTAGGTGGCGAGGAAACCTCTTGGAAAAAAATAGGTAACTCAACATTTACACTTGAAGATGCAGAAAAGGCTGACTTACTTAAAAACCCGAACTTTAAGAAATACCCAAGAAACATGCTTTATGCAAGAGCCATGACTAATGGCGCTAAATGGTATTGTCCTGATGCGTTTCATGGAACTGGTGCATACGAACCATCTGAATTAGGTGCAGTCGTAGAGTGGGCAGAGGACGGTACGCAAACTGTTGTGAGTGCACCTGAACCTGAGGGTGTGTACGAAGAAACTCCAAAGAAGGCATATAAGGCTAATGGTCTGCCTAATTTTGCTGAGGCAGCTACACAACCAACTGGCGATTCTATCCCAACTAACAAGGAAGGGGGCAAGTTAATCACTGATGCCATTGAATTGACTGTTGCTAGTTGCATTGAAAAGCAAACTAAATCAGGGGAAATGATGGGAGAAATTACGTTCCTAGAGGCACTTTCGGTTCAAGGCGTAGAAGTTAGGTGGCCCGAATATTCAGTTTCATACTGGGTATATCAGGAAAAAGCCGATGATTACAGGGCGCTAGAGGAAGGCGACAAGGTGTTGGTAAAGTTAAGTTTTGAAAGCAAACAGTCAGGTGACAAAGTTTTTAATTACCAAAACTGTGAATTAATTGCAAAACTTGAAGAAGATTCTCTAAAAGAGCAATTACAAGAAACACAAGAAGAAACCCAATCCGATACGGAAGTACAGCAACAAGAAATGCTGTAAGTCTGATGAGTTCTACGTGCGTGCAAGCGCACGTAGAACGTATAGTACTTAAGGTCTTTACGTTTTATTCTTAGAACGTAGGACGTATATAAAAAAAGGAGAAAGAATGAGCGAAGAACACTACATAGTAGATTTTGGTTCAAGTTATATCAATAAAAGTGATTATTGGAAGATAGAAAATGGCGAGTACAAAGGTGGATGGCATCAATGGATTAAAGATAATCCACCTGAACTAGATCAGGTATTAACTAAAGATGGAGAATATCCAGAACAGGAGAAAGAATGAGCGAATTTAAACCCTTGTTTGACAAGGAAGACCCTAGAGCCGATCCTAATAGGGATTTTACTAAGCCTGTGCTACCCATAAAAAGGTTAGCAAAAGGTTATAGCCTTCAAGAGGTTATGGCAGAGGAACGCATTACAGACCCTCAAATAAGGGTCAGAAACTATTACAAGCAAGGATTGCAGTTACCATTAACCGAACCTTGTTGTTGCGATGGAACTTTATGGCTAAAGCCTACAGTAGATGGAAAAGTGTTTCATCATAGTCATCCTGACGGCCAAGTTGTTATAGCGTGTAGTTGCTATGCAGCTGAACAACAAGGCAAGACCCACGATTATCTTTGGGCAAATTCAGGTTTGAGTCGATCAGATGCTTTACCGAAGTTGTCTGAATTTAAGCCTGAATTATCTGAGGATGCAGAATATGCCAAGAATAAAGTCATAAGTTGGATGGACAAAGGCGCAGAACCATGGCTTGTGTTAGTAGGTCCTCCAGGATTAGGCAAAACACACCTGGCAAAAGGCGCGACTGCCAGTCTTGTAGGCATGGGCAATCCTGTGATTTACGCAACAGTACGAGATATTCTCAATAAAAGCAGGACTTGGATTAGCACTAAAGAAAATGAAAAATGGATAAAGTATCTTGAAAATTTGGAAAATATACAGTATCTTGTGTTAGACGACTTAGGGCAGGAGTATGCTACTGATTGGAGTAGACAAGTCTTGTTCGACATAATAGATACACGTTATGAAACCAAAAACCCCACTCTTATTACCACAAATATTAATCAATCTGATTGGGCTCAATATTTGGGAAGTGCATGTGCTGACAGACTACAAGATCATGCTCTTGCAAAAACTGTGATAATGAAAGGGAAGAGCGTAAGGAGAAACGCAACAAGATAATGGATAGACAAACTTGGAAAAAATGGGAACGCTGGTGGGTGGCTACGCTTGGTGGCGACAGAGTTAATGCGAAACGCAATCCTGTAACAGGAAGGCACTCAGGAGATACGCCTGACGTAGAGACAATTAAGTTTGCAGTTGAGGTTAAAGCAGGTAAAGTTGTGAGTTCACGAACTCTAAAAGCAGTGGATCAGGCGCTAAAAGCAGGCAGGTCTACAGGTAAAATACCTATAGTTGCTCAAACACACAAGGTAAACAATAATAATGCAGTTCACTTAGTTACAATGGACTTAGAGACATTCTTGGACTTAACTACACCAATACGTAAAGAAGAAATGCGCATAAAGAAAAGTTTGGAATCAACTAGAGATGTTCCGATATAAATCATTCCGAAAAGCATAAAATCAAACTGTCCTCGTTGACACAGGACACATTCTAAAATAAAATCTAAGCAGAATCATAGTTCATGATTCTCCTTTGAATATTAAGGACGCACGTTAATTTCGTGCGTCCTTTTTTTTTGCTTGTTCAATAAGCAACCTAAGTGCGTAAGTTGCCTGCGCAGGTACGACCCCGTTTCCGAGTACTCTAAGCCTGTCAAGTCTGTGTAGCCCCGCGGCCAACCCATTAGCCATTCCACGAACATTGGGTTCAGGCGTAGTTTTTTCCACTGCGGGCGCGTAATGCGGGTAAGTACGGAGTATTTGTTTCCACGCGCTGGCGCCTGGTCCTGGGGGAAAAACTGGAAATTCAGCTGCCTCTGAAGAGCTGCATCTTCTGCCAGGGGATTTTTTACTGTTTTTTTCTTTGCCCACGCGCTTGGGTGCATTTGCGGTAGCACCTGCTCGCGCAGATTTGCAGGCGTGTTTCTGCCCTTGCGAGTTGTCTGAAATTGTTTTTTGATCGCCTTGATGGATCTTGCAGCTATCCCATCCAAAGTGTTTGGGGTCATCCATTGAATCATCATCTCTACTGAGTGATCCCGCAGCTTGTATTTGCTGTTCGAACCTTCGGTCATTTTCTTCACCCCACCTTCGCCATCGGAAGCCGCGGCTGTACGCCAAGATGAAGACACGCTCCCTTCTGTGATTTGCGCCCACGCTTGCGGCCTTGACGCTTCCCCACTCAGCATCGTACCCCATTTGGGAAAGGTCTCCGAGTATGGTATCAATTCCATGTCCAGTAATGAGACCTGGAACGTTTTCCAGGAAGATGCCCCAGGGTCGAATGCTGCGAATGATGCTGCTGATGTCATCCCAGAGCCACCTTTCATCTTTTTCGCCTGCGCGACTCCCCGCAACCGACCATGGCTGGCATGGGAATCCGCCAATGACCCAATCCACTTTTCCACGCCAGCGTTTGCTGTCGAAGGTTCGGGAATCTGACCAAACAGGCGCGTCATCCAAGTGCCCTTGTTTGATTGCTTGCGCCAGTACTGCGACTGATGCGATGTCTCTCTCAATGTAACAGACTGTTCTAGCTGCTGGTATAGCCATTTTGAATCCAATGTCGAGGCCGCCTCCGCCTGCGTACAAGGATAATACGTTTTCGGTATGTGTAACCACATTCATTCCTCCTTATAGGAGTATTGTCGCAGCTACAGGCTAAATAGTAAAGGAAAACTGGTAGAACTTTTTACGCTTGTTGGTTTTTTTCTTACACTTAGGACACTTTTCCCACGAGTCCTCAAAACCTGTTTTTAAAACTGTAAAGAATTTTTCTTGGCAGTCGTCATTTTTACAAATGTAATCATACGCGGGCATTAGTCTGGCTGCCTTGCTACCTCTGCCATAAGGATTTCCAAATTTCCAGTAACATTCCAACTGGCAGATAAAACAGTAGAACTTACAGTTAGAGCCTTCGTAAGCAAGCTAGAATCTCCACCAATACGATTGAACTCAATAACAAGTTCTCCAATATTTAATTTCTTTAAATCACAAGTTCCACCACTAGATACGATATTATCCAGTATCATTGTATTAACTCTAGTAACTGATGTAGTAAGACTATCTAAAGGTGCAATCCAAAGTCGGTCATAAGTACCACCAGAAGTTTCTAGCAAATCACTCATGTAGTTTCCACCACTTACCCTTAGGTTTGGCTGTGTAGATGTTGCGCTTTGATATATAGACAATCCGTCTGCCTGGTTGTCCTTAATGGTTATCTTATTTGCGTTTATATTTTCTAAATTAAGAGTCTTGCAACTGTTCCTAGAAAACGTCAGCTTTCCTATCTCAATCCTAGTTCCGTTTCCGTCTATTAATATTGCTTCAGTCTTACCTGATGGTAGGGCAGATGGTTGCCCATTGCTTGCGAATGACGTTCCTAGGTTTACGTTAGATATATTTACTTCCTCAACAGGAGTTTCATTTAAAATTACTCTAAGCGTATTGTCTGGTCCGTCTTTTCTGAACGCCATTTCTCTTTCTAAATCCTCGTTAGGTAAGTTTGAAGGCGCAAGATATATACCTGCATCCCCATTTGAGAAACTTCTTTCCTGTATAACTTCTGCTACTCCTACTGCTGTACCTGTAGCACCTGCACCTACTAACAGCGTAATTGCAAGCTGAGGACTTAATCCAAAGCTACGAAGCAAAGAATATGGAGATTTCATTACATTAAAGAATTTTCTCCACTTAGCTGACTCACCATTTAGATATTCAATCTTTTCAAATAACCAGTCCCTAAACTCTACAAGTTCTCTATATATAGTTATCGGAGAATACAATAATGCCCTCGGAGAAGCCTTAATTCCCTCATATAACGCTTTTATGCTCCTAATGTGTATGGAGTACCCAAATACTATTAAACTTGCAGATAAGCCAATGCTATACCAATAATATAATTGTACGAACTCCAGGTACTCTATAACCAAAGAGTAACCAACAACGAAGTATCTTGTTTCAATAGGGGATATAGTCCACCATAGGTTAACTGGATTAATAAGAGTAATAGCAAGGCCTAGTGAACCTGCTACAACAAAGAGAAAAGTAAAGATTGCTAGGATATAACTTCCTATTTTCCTGAATGGTATATGTACCTTAGGTAACTTCATCTTGCGTTTATTTCTCCTATTATTATCATACCTGCTAAACACAAGCCGAGTAAAAAGGTAGAAACATATAGTTTCTTTTTAGTCTTTTTTCTTAAATCTACTTCTTTACGTTTCTTACTCATCTTATAGCTGAGTCAAGAGCATCTAGTGTTTTTTCTATGTACTGAAGTTTAGTAGATGTGACATCAAGTAATCCTCTTAGTTCAATAATCCCAGTTGCACCTGAGTTTTGTTTAACTTCTTTTACTTCAGCTTGGAGAGTTTCAATGTCTTGTTGCATTGTGGCTATATTAGTTTGCAAAGTAACATAAGTACCTATGATTGCTACTAATGTGGTTAATACGAATAATACTGAGCCGAATGTGATATTGTATTTAGTTTTACCTACTTGTACTTCCATTATTCATCTTCTAAAATTTTCATTCCTAGAGCTATAATTCCTCCAATAGTTGCTGTACTAACTTCAGGTATACCCTGATATAGTCCTACGACTGCTAATGTACCTAGAACTATTATAGCCAAGAATATTTGTGGTCTAAACTTACCCATTATTTCTTTGAGCCGTTACCTGACAGTATTCCTAATCCATTTTTACCTGCTAGTGACAACCACTCTTGAGGACTAACGTGTCCATCTTCAAGAATATCAGCGAATAGTTTACCTATTCTTTCCAGTTCTTCCTTTTCATCTACATTTTTAAGTGTAGATAGAAAGAACTTAACGATGTTCTTGTAAGGTTGTGGTATTAATGGCATTAGTGATGTAAATAGTTTCATAATCATTTCTTCCTCTTACTAGGCTTTCTCTTTTTTACTTTGATTTTCTTCGCCTTGTACGGCTTTCCCATTGGCATTGCATTCTCCTTCGCAGTTGCATTGGTTTCTAATGAGAGCTAAGTTTTGCAACTCAAGCTCTGCTATTCTTTGATTTCTAACTTGTATTAAGGTTAGTAAATCTTGTTTAGTTTGTTCTTCAGTAGTCATATATCCTCCTATAATTCTACTTCTATTGCTTCAGCACCAGCTTCTGCATATTTTTCATTTACTGTATCTACTACATCTGTAAGTATTGTATATGTTCCGTCAATATAAGTTATACAATCTGCATAATATTTTTTTGGTAAAGTAACATCATTTATAATTTCATGAGTGTCAGATGTTGTATCCATGACATGAGTTCTAATACCATCTGTACCAATAAATATTAAATATCCAGCATCAAAGTCAGCCGACTGTGCAAAAAATGTAATTGTATTATCTGATTTTCTTCTTATTATTGTAGCCATTAACTTATTGTTGAATCTCCTGCATCTATACCTGCCATATATGTTTTTCCGTCATTAGTTCCACCGTATATCATATATGAAATTAAGTTTACATTTCCAAATGTACCTGAAGCATCATCTGTTCTAATACTTCCAGTATCCCAAGGAGCACCACTTGCTGTAAATACATCAGTAGGACTGCTTGATATTGTATACGCAGAACCATCGAAATCTATAACATGGAACTTTTTATTAGATCCTGTTGCTGAAGCTGAACTATTTCCGTGCATTATAATTCTTTGCCTTTGGTGGCTATATATTAAACCAGCACCAGAATAGTTGCTGTAATTGGCAGGACTAATGATTAAATCATCAATTTCTACAGTATTGTTCATAGTTGTACCACTAGTGCTTGCAAATGTTACAGTAGTTCCTGAAACAGACAGGTTACCAATATAAAGGTTGTCATGTGTAGCATTACCTGCTGTTGATCCTTCATATCTATATATGAAATGAAATTTGTCATGTTCTGTGTCATAAATCATAGCGCTTCCACCATGAGGGGTAATATTTAAATAACTATCACTTAAATCATAACTGGCTTCAGAACCTAAAGAAGGGCTACCAGAAGAATGGGAAATAGTTCTTCCTTTCAAAGTGCTTCCGTCAGGGTATATAACAACACTTTTTTCTGCATCTGGACTATAAGCAATACCATAGTAATTATTATCAGTATCATCAAATTCAAGACCAGAACTTACTGTTAAACTGCAAGCACTAGCATCATCTATATAAACTGTTTTTACATAGTTATCATTACCATCGCTTTTATCTTCGTATAGTACGTCTACAACTCCATCATGGTCTTGTATTTCTGAAAGATTTTGACGTGATATTGCATGCCCTGAAGAAGAATGGAAAATCTCTGCTGTAGTGCCAGTTGTATCAACACCTCTGCTTGCGTTCAATTCAAATGCTGTTGCATATACACCACCAGTACCACTATACGGTGAATATGGGTCACTTTGAGTTACGATTAATCTATCATTTATTTTATCATAATGACAACCTGTAGCTGTTACTCCAGTATGACTGCTATTAACTACAATTTTGTCACCAAATGTAATTGTTGTTCCCGATACAGTTCCAATCATAATTGTAGCTCTAGTACTGTTACCATTATCACTAAAAGAAAGAATAAATTGGTCAGTATCAGGGTCAAAAGCAAGTGATGTACCTTCAGACCTATTGGTATTAAATCCAGTACCACCATCTATTGCACTATCACTTGTATCCTGAGTAGTAAATGCAACGTATTCAGCGTCTGTAGAACCAGTAAACTCCTGTGCATTGATTTTAGCCAAGTTTGCATCAGTAATACCATTTACATCTGTAATACTTGCTATTGCTATTCCATTTAATTTTGTTACTTCGTTAGCCATTATGCGTGTTCTATAACATCAAGGCTTGGCATAAACAATACGCTTGTAGTTGATAATGCTACACCTACTCGTTGTAAAAAATCTCCTGATCCAGGTACTGTATGAGATACTGCTCCATCGTCAGACACATACAATTCTTCACCTCTAGTTAAACTTAAACCTGCGTTTACATACACACCATAAATTAAAATATTTATTTCAGCAGAACCATCTCCGTCTGCTAACGCTACACCTACTGCTGGCATTGTAGTTTCTGCATCTTTATCTGCTCTTTCATACTGACCATCTGCCTTTAAGTAAAGCGCATCTCCTGATTCAACATTTGATGTTGCTACTCCTTTTATAACTATTCCTGTACCTTTGTCATCTGTGTCTGGTGTTACATCACTAAAAATAACCATACCTTCATCACCAAGTGTTATTGATTTATCATCACTTAGTGTTAAATCACCTGCAAGAGTTAAAGAACCATCTGCTAACGTCATTAAATCTGTATCGCTAGTGTGACCAATAGTTGTACCATTTGTAATTACATTATCAACAGTAAGAGTCGTTAATGTTCCAAGACTTGTTATGTTAGGTTGAGTTGCTTGAGTTGTTGCTGTATTTGGTGCTAAACCTGCAATGGTTGCTACTGTATCAGCTTGACCTGTCAATGCACCTATGAACCCAGTAGCAGTTATTTTTCCTGTACTAGGATTGTAAGTTAAAGTACCATCTGATTCTAAGCCTAAGTTACCACCATCAACATCTCCACCAGCAGTAAATATAATTGCATTATCTTCATTCGTAGATTCGTTGTCTGTAATAGTTACTGTAGTTGCAAGAGTTGCTGTGTCAGCATTACCAGTTACAGCACCTGTTAACGCTCCAGCAAATGCTGTTGCCGTTAATGTTCCACTGCTAGGGTTATATGTAAGATTGCCATCCATTTCTAATCCTACGTTACCAGTAGAGCTTGTAGCACCTTCAACAAAAGTAACTAAGTTTTCTTCATTTGTGCTTTCGTTATCTGTTACTAAGACATGCGATGAGTTAGTTGCATCAGGAGCTGCTGCCCAAGCAATGTCTGTACCATCTGATGTCAATACATAGTTTGCAGAACCTTTTGCTAATGCAGTAGGATTGCCACTTGCATTACCATATATAATGCTACCTCTAGTTAATCCTGCCATTTTTGCAAGAGTAACTTGGTCATCGGCTATATGAGCAGTATCAATCGAACCTGCTGCGTAATGCTCACTATCGATTGCATCATCAGCAATATGGGCATTATCTATCGAGCCATCAGCATAGTGTTCGCTGTCAATAGCATCATCTGCTATATGGGCGTTGTCTATTGATCCGTCTGTGTAATGTTCACTATCTATAGCGTCATCGGCTATCTTTGCTCCTGTAATCGCATCTGCTGCTATATAAGTAGAAGCTATGGCAGTTCCTTGCCAAGTACCAGTTGAAATAGTACCAACTCCTGTTATGTTAGTCTGACTTGCAGTTGAAAGAGTACCTGCTATACTTCCACCTGAAACATTTATACCTGCACTAAATACAGGTATCTGGTTCATTGTCACAACTCCATCACTAGCAATAGCTATTGAATCTGTGTCTGAGGTATGGCCTATGTTTGTCCCATTAATGATTATGTTGTCTACAGTAAGGGTAGTTAATGTACCTAAAGATGTAATATTAGTTTGAGCTGCTGTAGACAATGTTCCTACAAATGCCGTAGATGTAATAGATGTAGCTCCTGTTACAACACCAGCATCTACGTTAATTGTGCTGTCAAGAACAATCGCAGACCCTGATGCAGGGTTTAAATTAAGTGCTCCTGCTGAGGTAAGAGTCAATGCTCCAGCACTTGTAGACCAAGTTGCTGCTGCAGCTGATGTAATAGTTAATGCTCCAGCAGATGTAGCCAATGTTCCAGCATCTGTAAGGGTGATATCACCTTCTAAAAATAAATCCTGCCAAGCTGCCGATGATGAACCTAAGTCATAAGAATCATCAGAAGCTGGTATTAAATGCCCTGTTGGTGTCCAAGTAGTGTCCCAAACTGGAACTCCACCTGTAACTGTAAGTATAGCTCCCGTGCTGCCTATACCTAATCTTGATAATTGAGAAGAAGAAGTAGCGTATATAAGATCTCCAGTTGCCTGAGAGTCTAAAACGTGCCCTCCGACATCTTCCCATTCTGCTTGTGTAAGCTGGGTACCTACACTATCATGTTTAAATTCATTTGCCATTAGCTCGTTTTCACCTCCGTGAGTTCCAACACTAACCTTCTAGTT